CTACCATCTCCTCAGGACACAGAAATACATCTGCATCATTGACTGATTTATTCGTTTATTATTAAATCTTTTACGGAGCCTTTACCAAGTTTAATTTGTATGATACCGTTGTAGTTGTTTTCTTTCAACAGCACACCTTCCTTAAATTGATAGTACGCTTCCATGTAGTTTGTTTCACCGCGGGATTTACATAAATGTATGATCTCACGTGTAAACTTGTCTTTTCCTAACTTAGTTAAATCTTCAACTAACCTAGCAGATGAACCCCAATAGTCTTTCCAATCAGTTTCAACTGTTTCCCTGCGCTTGTTTTTCTTGCCTTTTAGAGGTGGTCTCTTTTTGATGGTAGTAAAATATTTGCGGCCTATATAATCAAAGCCATTTGTGGTGTTGGTTATTCTGTAGATAAATCCATAGTTGTCAGCGATATCCTCAGACTCAAAAGTTTTACCGAGATAAGTCCAAGGATGATCATATGACATAAAGTTACTTATTTAGACCCTAGTGCGTTTTTCTTTTCTTGGATTTCTGCACGTCTAGCTTTAGCTAGTTTAGCTAGATCACCTAATGCGCCACGAGCACGTGCTGCTGAAGCTTTAACGCCCTTGCCTTCAAATTTTTCTGATTCTGCTTTGTATAGTTCAACTGCTGCTAAAATATCGTCATGAATTGCCATGTTTACTTTTCCTTTTTAAAATTATACTGCTAATAGAGCTTGACGTCTAGCGATTTCTCTAGCAATCTTTGCCTTATTCTTCTTTTGTTGCGTTTTTTCTTTTAGTTCTTCTAATTGTTTAAGATTCAATGGTCCTAGTCTAGATTTACCATTACGTGTTAACATTGGGTTAGCTTTACGCTTACCTGGGTGTACTCTTGCTGTTGCTCCGCCTGCCATATTACTCCTTTACCATTCGGTTGCGTATTGTTGATTTACCACTGATATATTACATTTAGTCTTACATTCGGTCCAGGAAAAATTTTCAAATTTCTCGTCCCAGAAAGCATCTTTCAACACAAGATCTAGTGGTTTTTCCTTTAAATTAAAACTTCGACCTAGGTCTAACCATTCATTATTATGAGAATAACGATTAGCTACCCAACAACAAGGAAAGAAATCTCCTTGACTATTAATGAACAATCCCTTAGCACCAATTCCACACAAGGCTTTGACACCATTTATTTCTTCAGCTGTTTGGTATAATCTTAGATTAGTCTTATACCCTACTGTGGATTCTGTTCGTCCAGATAGATTAATGATCTCTCTTTGGAATCTATAATTACTACTGATCATCTCATCACGTGGCTGTAACTGATCATTCTCAGGATACGCTGAATAAATCTTATGAAACTTGGTACTGCGGGTAATTTGAAACTGATCAAACTCAAACTGCCTTGCTAGTTGCTCCATATCGTTTAATCGATCTTGATTAAAACTAAAAGCAATAGCGTCCCAGGTCATATATGCATCGCTGACAAATCTGAATGCTGTAACACCGGCTATGATACTATCCCAATCGCTGTTAATTCTATACCGCTCATTACTAGCCTGATCCCACCCATCTAAACTAAAATGTATATGATCGTTAGAATCTAATAATAAACCTAGCTGTTGCCACCATTCTGAGCCCTTATAACTGCCATTGGTAACGATAACAATCTTAACAGGTTTGATGCTCTTAAAATATTTGATAACAGGAAGCAAATCATGTGCATAGATAGGATCTCCATCATCGCCGCAGAATGTAATCTTTTCTACATTATTCTCGATAAACTCCGGAGTAAAATTCCTTTTAAAGAAATCTAACTTTAATTCAGTATTAACTAAAGTGTCAGGAACTTCCGTGCGAGCACAGCGTGAACACTTTAAGGTGCACTTACTGGATATTTCGATATGCCAATGCCATGTTGCTAGTTTCAAAACTCTACCTCACGTTGCCATTGATTAGTAAAACTAGTCCCTGCTGTATTTTTAGTGCAAGTATCAGCACATATCTTAATTGGGTCATTATCCCAAGAGTTTTTTACAGTATCAAATTGATCAACAGTATAGTCGGTAATTCCCAACCAACAACACGGATATAATTTCCCCGTCGCTGAAATATATAAACTCTTATCTTTTAAAATTTGACAGTCGATGGCTCCACTAGTTACGGTTGGATCTTTCCATCCTGTGGGCGGCCTCAAAAAATCTACAGGATATAATTTAAATCTTCTACTAACTTTTGCTCGAAACCATTTAAATCCTAGATCTTTGGCCATTTGTTCAGCTTGATCGACCTGATGTTGATTGTGATCAAATACTAACATTTCCCAATGGGCATTGCCACCAGCTTGGATGAATGCACGAGCATTTTGAATAACTTTGTCAAAATTAACATTTATCCTGTAGATGTGATTAGTATCAGCTAATCCGTCGAGACTAAATATCGCATAATCTTTTTGTGTATTTAACATACATCCTAGTTGACTCCACCAATCTGTATTTTTTATACCGCCGTTGGTATTCATACCTAGTGTTATTGCAGGATTAAGTTGTCTAAAATACTTATAAATTTCTAAAGTATGCTTGCCAGCAGCCGGATCACCGTAATCACCACACATAAACATTTTATCAAGAATACGGATAGTATCTTCATCAACGATATCTTTTATTTGATCAACAGTTAAATGGTGCAGATTAGTTTTATCAAATGCAGTATCAGTTTCTCTACTACATTGAGGGCAGGCTGCATTACAGGCATCTGTGGGTTCTATGTGTAAGACATGGACATCTTGATTAGCTAATTTCAACATCGGTATTATAGCTAGTAAAGCCATTTTCTTTTACTACAGTAAGCACATTATTAACACGACCACCTAGCTCGTCTCTGTGCGACACAAGCCAAATTGATTTATGTGAATCACGTGACATCTTCTTAAGGATAGCCATGGCATTCTCTACACCACTAGCATCCATACCACTGTCAATCAATTCATCAATGAATAACAAGTTGATGGGTTGATACAAACTTTCCCACACATCACGGAAACTCCATGATAGTGAAAGTATAAGTCTATTACGCTCGCCTCGGCTCAAGTTGTCAAAGTCTAGTTCGCGACCTAGTTCAGTGATGTTGACACTAAGGTCATTCATAAACACCACGGTATGGGGTAAGCCAATACGGTCAAGATATTGGCTCAGTCTGGCGTTCAAGTAGCTCAGATTTTGATCGATGATTCTCTTACGGATATAAGAATCTTTATTTGTTAATAGTTTGTATAGGAATTCTTGATGATCTTTGACGCGGCTAAGTTCATTCATCTTAGTATAATCGATCTCAGCAAGCGCAGTTGCTTTCATATCTGCGATCTGTTCAGTATAGGGATCTTCTTCAGCTGTCTTGCTAGTTATCTGCTCTTGTATGCTGGCGATACTGCTACGATGTTGTATGGCAAGACCCTCGTTGTCATAGAATGTCTGAGGCTGTGTTCCAAGCTCACCGAGTTCTGCTTTGGCAGCAATTAGTGCTTCTAAATCTCCAGCATGGACACCTTGCTGTGTTTCTGCATCTTTAAGTTTGCTTTCTTTGATCGCCAATAATTCTTCATGTTTGCTATCATGTAAATCTTGACCACAGGTATTACATTTATGTTCACGTAGAGTAGCGATGTCACCTGTTAAGTTAGCGATGCCCTTGACTTCACGTTGTAGGTCTTGCTCACTACGTGCTATGGCTTTGTCTAGATCAGTTAGGTCTTTACGTTTTTGATTATATATTGATAACTCTTTGTGTGCGGAAATCTCAGCATCAATATCTAATTTAAGTAATTCATCTAATGCTGTCTGTAACTTGGAAACGTCATCTCGACGTTTAGTCAACCATAACATCTGACGACGCTGTGTGGCTTCGATCTGTTCTTCAATACGCTTATTGGCATCAGACACTGCCTTGATGTTGGCTTCTTCCTGTTGTATGGCGTCCTTTGTAGCCTTACTCTGCTCTTTAAGTGCCTCGGCTTTCTCACTCAATAAAGTAATACCCAACAGTTGCTCGATTATAGCACGCTGATCGTTTGGCTTTAATGCTAGGAATGGTTCTGTGTATGTATTCAGAGCCACCACGTGCTTGAACATCTCATGACTCATGCCCAATAAACGTTCTATCTCTTGTTGTGTTTCTCTGCTGTCGCCTTGACTGTTATCGTCTTTGGCTTCTTGTTCTTGCTCACCTATGTAGAATTTCAACACATTGGGTTTACGGCCCCGCTCAATCTTATAGTCAATGCCATTGACTTCAAATTCAATAGTGACCAACATGGCTTTAGTATTAGTTTTGTTAACTAGATTATCTTTACGTATGTTAGTCAGTGCTGTACCATACAAGGCATAACTTAAGGCATTGATGATGGTAGTTTTACCTGTACCATTACGTGCACCAGTGTCGTCACCACCTAGGTCAATGTTTTCGCCCAAGACCAGTGTAAGGTCTTTACGGTCAAAGTTAACAGCCTGGGTACTATTCCCCACGCTCATAAAGTTTTTCACTGTGAGATATTTTATCTTAAACAAATTATAGATGCCTATAAATGTCTAATAGTAAATTTGGATCGTAATGTTCGCTGGCAATGTTAGTCAATTGACTAGTTACAATACTGTCAATACTTTCAAATTTGATATTGCCTAGCATGATGTCTGAGCCAATGTCTGCATTCTTAACTGGTAGTAATGTTAATTCACGTAGTTGATATGTACCAACAAATGTTTCTTTGATAAATGTTGCTTCTTCATAGCTGATGTCAATATCTAGATTCACACGACAGTGCATGTTTGGTAGTAATAACGCTTCTGGTGTTTTAAGTACATCACTTAAATTATACACACGATACATGGGCTGTCCTGGCCAAGTATGAAATACAGGATCTTGCCCCCACTCGATGATCATCATACCACGTGCATCGTCACCAGCGTCAGCATAGTTGTGCGGAAAACAGTTGCCCATATAGGTAATATTGCCACGGGTCTGGCGTTTATGGAAATGTCCAGTGAATACTTTCTCTACACCGTTAAATGCACCTTCTTTGATCTCACCAGTGTCAGGCATGGCAACCATGGCATTCATATAGAAGTGCGGTAGTTCTAAGTGTCCAAACATATACTTGGCTGAAATCTTACCTAGTTTCTTATGATCATCACCTACTAACCACGGAACGATACTGACATCACCCTCTTTGTAGAAGTCATTGATGATTTCAATATTAGGAATGTGTCGTGCCCACTCAGCTGATTGGATGTCACGTTTATCTCTATAGTATAGATCGTGATTGCCTGGAATAAAGAACACACGATCAAAGGCCTTGCCCAATAATTCTAAGGCAGTAAGGCTATAATTCAGTGTGACTATGTTGATTGCCGCTCGATTGTTATGCCAGTCACCCGTCATGAAACAAGTATCACAGCCCTCAGCCTTGGCGGTTTCGATGAACCATTTGACAAAGTTAAGACAATCGTCGTTGTGTGTGGCACTGTTAGACTTTAATCCAAAATGGATGTCAGTCAGAACAGCTGCTTTCTTAAATAGATTAGCCATAGTTATATTATACGCAAGTTAAGAGTAAAGTGCAAATCTAATGTCGCCAATTATTCTTCGTAGTGCCCACCACCAGCACCCCAATCACCTTGACGTGTGTAGCTTGGGCTATAATTGTTCATCTCTAAAATATCATCACGGATATTTTGATTTCGTTTTTCTATGTTTAATACACGAGTGAAGCTGTTGGTGATGGCCGCTGTGTAATAAGCAAATGGATTTTGACTTTTTGCTTCATCAAACTGTAGACCAATTTGACTTAATTGTAATAATGCCTGACTACGCATTTCATCGTTATATGTATAACCACGCCAATTACTACGAGTAGCATAGCGTTCACAGAGTTTAATAAACATGTGAGCCAGTTTAGCAGTCATCGTACCATGATCTTTAGTAAACTTGCCTTTTTCTAAATCGCCCTTCCAATGGCTTTTACCCACGCATACAGGAGTTAATTCTTCCGTAACTTGATAGTGTTGGAATGGAGGGAAGTTGACCTTGGTATACTTGGTTGCACCTTTGACTACCAT